GCGCCAAACACAGACCTAATCTAAAAATACTTCTTGACACACTACAAAATATGTGCTACACTATATTTTATATTGGAGAAATATATGAAATTTACAGTACAAGACGCACAAAACCACACTTTATTTACTGGAACAAAGCAAGAGTGTATACGTTTTGCTAAACGTAAAAAACTTAATAAACAAGAAATTACACTTGAAAAATTTGACGATACCCCCGCGCCACATTACACAATTCCTATAACTGCAGAAGAAGATATACCTGAAAGTTTTTTTAATAAGATTTTTGATTAATGGGAGATTATAATTTATCAGCTTACTCAGAAGACGCACTTCCTGAGATTATAAGCCCTGAAGGTGCAAATATCGCTAATACATATTTAGCCAATGCTTGTTCTTTAAAAAATACTAGTACAAGTTTAAACTTACCAACTTATGAAATCGCAGCTACTTTACAACAACCTCTAATTAAAACTTACGTTAATGGTATACTTAGAGAAAATGGTTTTAGACACATGGTAAAGATAGCTGAAAAGTTAGACGATCTTGTAGATATGAAGTGGGCCGAATTAGAGGAAGCAGAAATGGGATCCAATAAGGATATCGCTGAATTGCTCAATCTGGCCCACAAGATGAGATTAGATATGTCTAAATTATTACAGGGTGATCTAGAAAAAGCTGGTCCTACTGTACAAAGAAATACTCAAGTTAATGTCTATGGCGAAGGCAACTATGGTAAACTAATGGAGAAATTAATTAATGCGTAGATACAAAGGTTATATAAAACCTAGTCGCAGAAAAATACTAGTGGTAGAAGATCTAACTTTAGATGCTGCTATTAAATTATTTACTAGTATGCGAGATGTCATAATCGTAGATTATGACAATAAAGAATACACAAAAGAAGAATTAAAAAATGTTAAAAATATCAGATCCCTCCCTGGAACTGGAGCGGATAGTCAGTTTGCCAGTGGAGAACCGGTTTCTAAAGATACCGATAGAGAACTATTTAGCTTTAATAGAGATAACACCGAATAGGGTTCAAAATGCGATAATTAATGGCATTAACTCTCCTGATTATAGATTCATCACTGCTTGCGTTTCTCGTAGAGTAGGTAAAACGTTTATAGCGAATATTATATTACAAGTCGTGGCACTTATGCCAGGAGCTTCTGTTCTTATCATTTCGCCAGACTATAATCTTTCATCGATATCATGGGACTTGCAACGTCAGTTACTAGATAAATTTGATGTTGAACGCGTTCGTGACAATGCTAAGGATAGAATCATTGAATTATCTAACGGTTCTATGATTAAGATAGCATCTGTTTCTAGAGTAGATTCTGCTGTAGGTAGATCGTACGATTTAATCATCTTTGATGAAGCGGCGTTAAATGACGAGGGTGGTAAAGCCTTCAACGTAGCACTATTACCTACACTAGATAAGTATACATCTAAGTGTTTGTTTATTTCGACACCTCGTGGTGACAACTGGTTTAGAGAATTCTTTGATCGTGGATTTAGTGCTGATCCTGATTTAAGTGAATGGTTATCAATACATGCTGATTATCGTGAAAATCCTCGTGCTTCTGCTAAGGCAATTGCCAACGCTAAAAAGACGATGTCTCACGCTGAATTTGAGCAAGAGTACATGGCTAACTTCGTAACATTCGAAGGACAAGTATGGGCATTGGATGAAGAATGTATTCAGGATCTAACTAAAGAAATTAACGATATTGTAGCTAATCCTAATCGTTTGGAAATCATTGCAGGACTCGATGTAGGATTCAGAGATCAGACTGCTATGGTAGTATTAGCTACATGGCAAGATGAAGAAGAACGCAACTGGTATTACTTAATTGATGAGTATGTAGCGGTTGAACGTACAACTGAGAAGCATGCTGAAGAAATAGCAATTCGTGTTGAGATGTGGGATTTGGATTATATATTTTGTGATTCAGCGGCAGCTCAAACTCGTTTTGATCTAGCAGCAACTTATGATATATCGACGATAGCTGCTATTAAATCTGTGACAGATGGTATTGGTTCAGTTGGAGCGATTGTAGATAATAATCGCCTTATAGTTCACGAAGAATGTATCGAATCTATATATGCTCTTAGAAATTATAAATGGAAGGGGAAAGTAGATGATGGGGTTTGGTCGATTGAAAACCAGAAACCAGAACACAATAGAGCGTCTCACTGTGCAGATGCGATACGATATGCAATTTATACTTATGAGCGCAGCATGGGTGGGATAACATAATGAAATTTTTATATTTACTACTATTACTGCCCATGTTGGCACTAGGAGATAATGACGATGACTGTACTGGTAACCCTCATCATTGCGGCGGTGGTTCTGATGATCCTCCCGGAATTGATGGCACTATTAATAGCGATTCTAATTCTAATTCCGACTCTAGCTCTGACGCTAGCAGCGATAGTGATTCCACTAGCACTAGTGGGGCTAGTTCTAATGCTACCGTTGATGGTAGTGGTGGCAATTCTAACGTAAGTTATGAATATTTCGCCTTCTCTACTCAATTCCCTCAAGCAGCTGGCTGTTTTGGTGGTGCCCAAGGTGGTGCTAGCGGTTCTGGTAGCGGTGGTTTTTTGGGCTTTCATATATTAAATAAAGATTGTTGGCTAGATGCACTTGCAGAAGCTGAAACGAATGTTGATATGCGTGCAAGATTAAAATGTGGAGCTTCTAAATTTAGAGATGCTATAGCATTTGACCAACCTAGAAAAGGGAAGCAAAAATATTGTATAGATTATGTTACTAAAGCTTGGCGTCACGAAATTGAAATACAGCGTGAAGCTATATCAGAATGTAAAAAAGATACAGGCACACCAGTATGTGCTTATGTAAATGGGGAGTTACATCAATATGTGGATTAAAATACCTCTATTCATTTCATTATGGGTAGGGTTTCTTTTTATAAAAATTCCAACAATTATACTTGGTATTACAATAATTCCATATATTTATAAATATAGACAAGTTGAGTATGATACTTTTATGGAAAAATATCCAGGATTTAGACCTTGGGTAAATCCCGAGGATTGGGAAGGTGGATATAGAACTTATAGGAATAGTTTACCAAGATGGTGGGTTAATAGTAAAGGCGACGGTTTTAAGTCATTTTGGCATTATCATGCTATAAGAAATCCTGCAAATGGATTAAGAGGCGTCGAGTGGTTAGACCTAGATATTAAACCGGAAGAAGTAAAATTTAAAACTAATACTGATATTAGATACTATGAACCTAATACTGTTAGAGCAAACGAAGAAAAAACTGTTTGGTATTTAGCTTGGCAAGGGTGGCAAGCAGGATTTAAACTTATACATATATGGAGTGAAGAAAGACACTTAGTAATTAAATTTGGTTGGAGGGTAGAACCCTCAGATGCTACAGAAGAAACAGTGTCAGACATGGGGATTGAAGATGCTAGTTTTGCTTCTAAAATTTTACCATATAGAAAAGGGTAGTGAGTATTATTTGGGTTATTATGATGGGGGGTTTTGCTCTATTCTATTTCATTGTCAAAGCTTTTGGTTGGTGGACATTAGCAGCCTATTTAGTATTAGCTTTTCTACTCTCAGCTCTTAGGGACTAAAAATTCTGTAGACCTAAATTAAAAATACTCCTTGACATACTGCTAATAATATGTCATACTTATTAAAATATGAAGAAAAAAATCGAAATACAACATTTATAATTGTTATGTCAATACTTAAAAGAATTCCAATAAAATATGTCCGTGATAGAGCTAAAAGTCGCTATGAGAAGGCGACTAATTGTTATGTGTGTGGGGTAGATGGGTCCTTGGACTTTCATCATCTCTATACTGTGGATATATTATTTGATAATTGGCTAAAAGCCAATAAGTTAACTATCAATACTGTAGAAGATATTATTGCAGTACGCGATGACTTTATAAAGTTACATATGTACGAAATGTACGAATATGCAAAAACTTTATGTAAAAAATGCCACCAGCGACTGCACTCTGTATATGGACAACGTCCTTTACTGTCTACCGCACCTAAACAGGAAAGGTGGTTGGATAAACAAAGGGAAAAGTTATGTCCGAAGATATATGGAATAATTTAATATCAGATTATGCAGTTTATATAGCAGCAGCTAGTGCTATTATAAGTGGTCTTATAATGATATATAAAAAGGTTATAAAACCTATGATAAAAGCAGTAGCTAGTTATTATAAAACAATAGAAAAAATTGATAAAATCTTTGAAGAAATTACACCAAATGGTGGTACATCTATTAAAGATAAAGTTGATGATATTTATCATAATTTAGCTCTTGTACAACAAGTACAAGAAGCTATGGCAGCAGATACAAAACAAGCTCATTTTAGAACCGATTCAGATGGAAATTGCGTTTGGGTTAATCGAACATATACTAGAACTGTAGGTAGAGATGTTTCTGAAATTTTGGGGCACGGGTGGCAAAATGCCATTTCTCAAGATGATAGAGAAGAAGTAGTTGCAGAATGGTATAAATCGGTTAAAGAAAACCGCGAATTTTCCATGGAATTTAATTTTGAAACTCCGACAGGCAAGTTAGTAAAGTCCAAAGTGCGGAGTTACAAATTGGTAAACCCAAGAGGAGAAATACTAGGATATTATGGAAACTGTTCTATCCTATAATAAGATATGAATTATATAAAACAATTACAATATAGGTGGAAACATAGGGGTCAACCTGCAATTCAAGGAATTGAAGGTAGTACACTAAGTAGTGAAAGAAGTAGATTCTTTTTTGAAAAAAGTTATGATAATATAGAAGTAGTAAGACGTGGCGTAGACATGATTGTAGATTCTGCTATTGAAGTAGATGTTAATATTACAGGATCATTACCTACTACACCAGTGCATGAGGGACCTAAGCAGCGTCAAAAAACATTATTTACTATATTAAATTTTAGACCTAATAAAAATGAAGATGTAAATACTTTTAGACGTGAATTACTAATGGACTATATATTAACGGGTAATTGTTATCAATACTGGGAAGAATCTACCAAAAGCCTGTTTTATTTACCAGCTAAATTAGTAGAGGTAATTACTTCTAGTAATGATAAAGTAAAACACTATTTATATGATGGGAAAATTAAATTTCAAGTAAAAGAAATTATTCATACTAGAGATAACAATGCTCAGTCTCAGTATGTTGGAAGATCTAGACTACATTGTACTAAGGGGACTATTTCAATATTGAGAAGTATGTTAGACTTTCAAGAAAACTTTTTTAGTAATGGAGCCATTCCCGGCCTTATTATTCAAACACCTAATATTTTAGGTAACAAGATTAAAGAAAAGATGCTCCAAGTTTGGAGAGCAAGATATAACCCTAAAGACGGCGGGCGCAGCCCAATGATTTTAGATGGAGATTTAAAAGTTAATCCATTAAGTACTGTTAAAATTAGTGAATTAGATTTTGAAAATTCAATTGATTCGCATGAAACAAAGATTTTAAAAGCATTAGGCGTACCGCCTGTACTATTAAATTCTGGTAATAATGCGAACTTAAGACCAAATATACAGTTATTTTATGAAATGACAGTTTTACCGATTGTCTCTAAATTAATAAGCTCTTATGAAAGATTTTTTGCTTATGATATGGAACCAGAAGTTGCTAAGGTAAGAGCCTTACGACCTGAGTTAAGAGACGCGGCACAGTATTTTACAGGATTAGTTAACGCGGGAATTATGACCGCGGATGAAGCGCGTATTGAGTTAAGACTTGAACCTATGAAGGATGGGGAATCAGATAAATTAAGGATCCCGGCTAACATTGCAGGTAGCGCAACAAACCCATCAGAAGGTGGAAAACCACCTGAAGGTGAGGAAGACGATTAAATTTAATCGAGGAAAAAATATGCTAAGAAAAGATAAAGTTCTTAAACTCTGCGTACCTTTTAGTGTTAAGGATGTTCATGGTGATGACGACGACGAATTAATCATCTCAGGCCTAGCCAGTACCAACGATGAGGATCGTTCTGGCGATATTATAGCATCTGACGCATGGAAAAAGAAAGACGCACTAAAGAATTACCTTAAAAATCCTATCGTTCTAGCATTTCATGATGCAACAAAACCAATAGGTAAAACTATAGCTCATGAAGTTACAGAAAATGGATTAGCTATAACAGCTAAAATTAGTAAATCAGCGGGAAAGATTGTAAACCTTATTAAAGAAGAAATTCTTGGAGCGCTTAGCGTTGGGTTTATGATTAAAGATGCTGACTTCGATCCTAAATCAGGGATTTTTATGATTAAAGAGTTAGAGCTTTTCGAAGTTAGTGTAGTTTCTATACCTGCTAATCAAAATGCACTTTTCAGTATAGAGAAAAACTTTTCTAATCCTGAAGATTACAACGAGTTTAGAAATCAATTTACCAAAAAAGAGGAAACTTTAATGGAAAAAGATAAAGATACAAATAAAGCAGAAACTATTGATGTAGTTGCTTTAGCACGCGAAATTTCTGCACAAGTTAAGGGCGACCTTAAGAAAGAAGAAAAAGCTGCTAAAGAAGCTAAGCAAGCAGCAGAGGACGCTGCCAAAGCAATAGAAGTTACTGCTACAACTGCTGCCGAACGTATAATCAAAGATTTACGTACCGAGCTTAATGAAAAAGATAAAACTTTTACAGAAGCTCTAGAGGGTATTAGAGAAGCTATTAAGGATGAAGCTGATAAAGATGAAATCCAAAAAGCGCTAAGTGCAGAAGATAAAGATAGTAAGATGACATATAGCAAAGACGCCAAAGATAATTTTGAACATATTGATTACAATACTCGTACTGGTATGATGTATGTATCTAAGGTATTTGGTTGTAAAATTGAAGATACAAAAACCTTCAAAGATTTTGTTAAGAAATCTAATATGGAACATTGGGATTCCGGTGTAACAGGCGAATGGGAAGATGAATATTCAACAACAGTACAAAATGCTCTACGTGAGCGACTTGTAGTTGAGCCACTATTTACAAGTATTCCAATGAATACTCCTACATTAAATATGCCTATTAATCCAGAAGCTGGTGATGCAACATGGGTACACAGTAATGCGTTCCGTAGTTCTGATAACCCTGCTGATGAAACAGGTAGTCCTTCAACCGGTACTGCTCAAAATCACCAAATTGATGAACAAGTGTTAATTGCTTACAAGCTTGCAACACGTGAGTACATTGGTTATGAAGAAGAAGAAGATAGTATTGTAGCGCTTGCTCCAATCATCAGTGACGCTGTCGTTCGTAGAATGGCTCGTGCATCTGATTTATCTTTCCTACGTGGTGGAGGTGTTCTAACATCCGCATCATTTGATCCAATCCTTGGTCTAGAAGGCCGTGGCGCACTAACTACTGACGTAGATATCGCCGGTGGTGCAGCTTGGGAAGGAAACTTAACAGAAGATGTTGTTGCTACACTACGTAGAAATCTAATCCTTTACGGTCTAGATTCAACACAACTAACATTTATAGTATCTCATGACCTTTATTATGGTCTAATGACATTACCTGACTTCAAAACTGTAAATACGTATGGTCCTAAAGCGACTGTTCATGTAGGTGAAGTTGGTAGTATTTTTGGTGTGAAAGTTCTTGTTTCACAAATGTTCGATAACGCTGCTATAACATCAGGTACAGTTGGAACAACACTTGGAATCATGGTAAAAGCTAGTAACTTCATTAGAGGTGAATTACGTGGAATCATGACAGAAGCTGATCGTGATATCATCAACCAGAAGCGAGTAATTGTTTCTAGTCGTAGATTTGCGTTCAATGATATTATTACTGGTCAAGCCACAGTTAATCTTCAAATCGCATCTTAATTGAAGCGATACTTGTCAAAAGAGTGGGAGAAAATTCTCCCACTCTTTACTGTGTAGGAGTATTATGACTGATTTAATAGATTTAGATTGTTACAAAGAGGCTAAGAGTATTAAAAGTACTGATAGAGATGGTAAGATTCAGACTCTTATTACGCAAGTTAGTGCGCTTATAGAAAACTACTGTAATAGACTATTTACAACGTATTCAACTACAGCAAAAATAGAATGGCAAGATGGTATAACTAATAAAGTTTTTTTAAAAGAGTTCCCGCTTATAGCGGTAGTTTCAGTAAAAACATCACCAGATGGTGGAGTTACTCAAACTGCTTTAATAGAAGGTGATTCATCTAAATCAGGGTATTTTGTAGATTTAGAAGAAGGTTCAGTATTTACTCAACAAACAATAGATAATTTTATTGATTCATATGATGTACCCTATAGGAGTTTAGAAATTGAATATAATGCTGGGTACACTCAAAATAATTTACCTTTGGATTTACAATTAGTTACTGTCGATCTAGTACATTACTATGAAAATGATGAGAACGCCCCCAGTAAAAGTTTGCTGGGTGCTACTATAGATAATGCGCAACCTTACACCGCTAATAGTTTTCCACCTGCAATACGCAGAGTGCTAGACCTTTATAGATTTAGTCCATAATGAGTGCTAGTAATCCAGCTTTTATTGCACTAATGAAAGTTATAGATAAGACTTTAGTTAGTGGGGCGTCTAAGGCTGTTAGAATATCAAGACAAAAAAATGTACAATTAGTAGCTATAGACGCAAAAGAAATTTATAGAGAGATCACTAATAAAAGATATTCTCCTTTTAAAGTACCTGGCAGAGAAGTACCTGATTCAGCTTTAGTAGAGATATCTAAAAAAATAGAAAAAGATCTTTGGCAAATAATGAAAGATAATTCAGGTGGTAAACACTTTTTTCTAGGGCAAGAAACCGAATTTATGGCTCATAAAAAGGTGGCACTATTATTTGATGATAGTAAAAAGTTCATCTATGCAAGAAGTGGTGCAGGAAAAAACAATCAAGAAGTATTTCGTAATAATGTTATGAAACGTGCACAAGATTTTGCAAAGGCCAGACTTCCAAATGATCCCACTAATATGTTCATTAATGTAAACCCTGAGTATACTAGACAGTGGGATAGACTTAATGAAGAGCTAGTAGATGAATTTGAAAAAACACCTCAATTTACTGCTCTTAAAGAAAGAGAAGCATCTGGAACTAATAAAAAATTAGTTAGTAAAAGACTGGAAGATATAAGAAATCCTAAAAAGGGAAATGCTTTTGGTAGATATCCAAAGCATTTTTGGTCTGCTAAGTTCCAAGATTTATTTGTTAAATATCCCGGGCAAGGAACTAACTTGGGACATATTTTTGGGGGACAAGTAAGGATAGCTACTAATATAGTGGCGAACAAAAATGACTTTCTTCATGCAGTAACCTGGGAAGATGTAGATCTACTAGGAACTATACCAGCAGATTTTCAGACAACAGCGTTAAAAAGTGGTATATTAGAAGTATCTGGCTTAGATGCGAATGTAGAATTTAAGCGCATCGTAACTCACAGTAAGGTTTTAGGTGAACTTACTATTTTATTACCTGAGCTTGGTGATAAAAATAAACAGTCCGGTGTAGACGCCCAGAACGCCTTCGACAAATTGGTAGTACCGGAATTAAATAAATTAAAAGTACATATAGAAGATATACCCGGCAGCCCTAGTTATAATGAATTGTTAGCAGGATACATAGAAGATGTATTTCAAGGCAAAAGACCAAGAAGAAAAAGTTTCACCACTAAAGCTACTATTAAAAGAAAACCAGTTAAAATACCTGTTACTAGATTATCTATTAGGGGTACCCAGTTAAGAACTAAAAAAGTTGATCGTAAGATTATAGAGACTAAAGATGGATCTTTAAACCTTCAATCTTTAATGGCCTTTTTAAATGCAAAGCTTCATGATAAGATTAGACAGAACATGGGTAAGGGAAAATCTAAGGCCGTTCTAAATTATAGAACAGGTAGATTTGCTAAATCAGCAAGAATAAAACAATTATTACCCAGCAAAGAAACAGGGGTTATCAATGCTACGGTAAAATATATGAAGAACCCTTACGGTGTGTATGAACCAGGTGCTTCGAGTAAAGCCACTCCGGGTAGGGATCCCGCAAGAATTTTTGGTAGAAGTATTCGCCAACTATTACAAGAAGAAAAGATTGCCACCTATAGAAGGGTAAAGGTAGAATTAATTGGCTAATACAAGACAACAAATTATTAATGCATTAGTAGAATTATTTAAAGTTAATTTAGATGGTGTAAGTCCATATATTACTAATGTATTTGAAAATGTAAAAGGAAAACAGATATTCTGGGATGAAGTAACTGACTACCCAAGCGTGTGTTTATATGCTGGAGGAGAGTCTAGAGAGTACTTACCTGGTGGATTTAAATGGGCATTCTTAACTGTAAATATAAGAATTTATGTTCAAGATGAAGATGCCAAAGACAGATTAGAAGAAATTTTTGATGACATTGAAGCAATATTAGATTCCAATAATGATCTTACAGTAGACGGTAATAACCTTAGTACTGATATAAGAATATTGTCTCTAAGCGACGATGAAGGATTATTAGATCCTTTAGGTGTAGGTGAAATTACACTTGAGGTAAGATACGAAGTATAACATGAGGAGAAACATAAATGGCATTTAGCTTATCCAGAAACGCCAAGCTGTACGTTACAACTAGCCAAACAATTGCAGCTATGACTAACGCCAATACTTGGGAAATTCCAGTTCTAGACGGGTTTTCTTTCTCGGCTGCTACTACTACTCAAGAGATTGAAATTAGTGAAGCTGGGACAACACCTGTACGTGGACAACAAGTATTTACTACTGCTATTGAACCAGTAGATTGGAGCTTACAAGCTTACATGCGACCTAGATTTAACACACTTAACACACAAGTTGATGCTGTAGAAAGAATTCTATGGGAAGCACTAGCAGCTTCAGGGACATCAAATGCAGTAGCTACTAATACAGATGGTAATGCTACTACAAGGAATGAAGGAACTGCTGGTGGATTAGCGGTAACTTTCACAGATTCCAATACAAACGAATTATTAAAACTATCATTAGTTTTCAACCTAGGAACAAGTACTAGTCCAGTATGGTATCATATTTCAGGAGCAGTTGTAGATACAGCAGAAGTTGACTTCTCTATAGACGCTATCGCTTCTATTTCTTGGACCGGATTTGGATTAAGTCTTACTGAAGTAGTTGATACCGCTGATTTAGCCATATTAACAACTATGCTTACAGATGGCGCAACAGATGATTGGTTAGATTCAGCTTTCCCAGATGCTACAGGAGGTTATTTAGCCTCTCCTACAGGAGTTCAAGCTTGTATTAGAAACAAATTATCAACAGTATCATTAGTTGGTAGATCTGGTACACTATATGGTAATTCATATATATTGGCTCTAACTGGTGGTACATTAACAGTTGCTAACAATATTACATTCTTAACACCCGAAGCTTTAGGTGTCGTAAATAACCCTTGTGGTCATTTCACGGGACAAAGAGTAATTAGTGGTAATATGACAGCCTACCTGAAAACAGGTGGTGCTAATGATACAGCAGATCTAATAACTGATATTTTAGCTCACTCTAATTCAACGGCGGGCGCAGATCCCACAGACTTTGAACTTACAATTAATGTAGGGGGTATAGCACCAGCTTCACCTTTTGATACACCAGTTGTAGAACTATTAATGTCGGGTACTCACTTAGTAATACCTACTATTAGTATTGAAGATGTAGTTTCTGTAGATATTCCATTCAATGCTTTACCCTACACAGGTTCAGCACCGGATCCAGCAGCTAATAACGAATTAACAGTTGCGTATTACGCTAACGAATCGTAATATATAAATATGTAGGTGGGGTGCAACGCCCCACCTATTATTAAAGGGATAATAATGACTGTTTTCTACAAAAGAAATACCGATATATATATTTCAAAAGCCCCGAATGCCAGTGCAGATGCAACGAATACGGTGCAATTGAGAGTAAAAGATTTTTCTTATAATCAAAATAGTAGAACAGATAAAGTAGGTAGAAATACTTTAAATCCCACACAAGTGAGAACATTAACACCACATATAGCGGCAGTAATGCCAGTAGATTTTACGTTTACTACTTATGTTCTCCCATTAGTTGATACTAATGTAACTAGCCCCGAAGAAAACTTGTGGATAAGTTTGATGGGGGCGGATTCCCTGAGCAGTAACCCTACTAGCTCTACTATAGACTTTGCAAATGGTAATGTGGCCGAATTGCAAAATCTCACTATTTGGTTCGATCAATCAACTCAATCCGAAGGAAACTACAGGTTAGACAATTGTATTGTCGACTCCGCAGATTTTAGTTTTGATATTAATAATATCGCTGAAATAAAATGGTCTGGAAGAGCTTTAAGTATTACAGAAGATAATACTCCCCCTGCATCTACAGATCGTACTACAGTAATTAATTATATAAAGAATAGACCGTCTACTATTACATTAAATATGAATTCGGTTAATTATACTTTAGCACTTACAGGTGGTAACATAAAATTTGATAATAAAAATACTTTTTATGGAAGAAATAAAATAGGGGAAACAACAGTTCCTCAAGGACACTATACGGGTAATAGAGAAATCGCAGGTGTCTTAGATTTTTATATGAGATCTGGAACAAATGAAACGGTGGACTTATTTAATGAATTATTAAATAACGTAACAAATATAGATTATGAGACTACCCACTTAGCTCTAATCACTATAGATATTGGAGGAGTAACAAATACTCCTAGAATAACATTTACATTGCCTCAGGCACTATTAGAACTTGCTCGTCAAAATTTTGACGAATTGTATAAACTTAGTGTACCGTTCAGTGCAAAAGAGGAAACTAGTAACTATAGTACGGTAATTTACACAGCTTAAAAGAGGTTTTAAACCATGGATTTAAAAAATATGTTACTACCAGAAAAGGTAGTAAGCTTTGACTTCCCCGGGTGCGAGGGATTGTCATTTGATCTTTGCTTTCTATCTAAAGAAAGTAATCAAGCACTATATAAGAAATGTCAAAAAACAAAGTTTGACAGAAAAAGAAATGAAATAACTGAACTTGATGAGGATTTATTTTTACAATTATATGTAAAATCAATTATTAAAGGGTGGAAAGGATTTAAACTCAAGTATGTAGGAGAATTAGTACTAGCTGATCTAGGGGAAGATCCTGAATTAGAACTTGATTTTACAGATGACAATGCTTTAAATTTAATGAAAAATAGTACTATATTTGATGATTGGCTAAGTGAGGTTATTTCAGACCTGGGAAACTTTATGCCGAAAAGTTCAATTTCGAGATTGGAAGAATTGAAAACTACATCAAAGAGTCTGGCTCAGGATTAACAAAAGAACAATATTTTGAAATGTGCAAGATGATGAATAGCGAACCTCTAGAGGAAGAAATTCCTATAGATAGAGAAGATTTATTTGTTGAAACTCAGATAGTATTTGATTTATATGATAAACTTCAATCTACTTGGGATGGGATGTCTGGTACTTATTTAGGTAAAAATTTAATATTATTGCCCGTCTTATTTGACGAGTTTAATATAGAAAATTATAATAGAAAATATGCTTGGCATATTATACCTATTATAGATAGTTTTGTAGCTGAAGATATAGCTCAAAAAATAAAACGTAATTCAAAGGGAACCCCGAGTGGCAACTAGTAAAAGAGTATTAGAGCTTATAGTATTATTGAAAGCAGTAGGGATTGAACCTACCACTAAACAATTAGCTATGCTTAATAAACAAGTTAAAACTACTACAAAATCTTCGAAGCGTTTGGCGGATCAAAGTAATAAAACTAACAGAAATCTTAGAGGAGCTAGACAATCTTCGGGGTCAGCAGGAAAAGATTTTTCTAGAATGCAGCAAGGTATGGGGGGCTTAGTAGCCGCCTACGCTACTGTAGCTGCTAATGTATTCGCGTTAAGCGCAGCTTTTTTAGTAATGAGACGTGCAGCAGACTTAAGTAGTATGACTAAATCTGCTGAAGATTTTAGTAACAGATTTGGGGTTAGTGTTACACGTATTACTAAACAAATGCAAGAAGCATCGGGTGGGGCGCTGAGTTTTGCAGAGGCGTTACCTACTATTAATAAAGCGGTATCTGCTGGTGTAGGTATTGAACAGATGGAAAAATTAACTATAGCTGCTACTAAAGCTGCACAGACTTTTGGTGGTTCAACTACCGAAGCTTTAAATAGGTTTATTAGTGCTTCCCAACGTGGTCGTGTAGAAATTATTCAAACTCTTGGTGTTGTAATTAAAACTGAACAAGCATACAAAGATTACGCTGCCACTATAGGAAAAACTGCGCTAGAGTTAACTGCTTTTGATAGACAACAAGCTATTCTTAATGCAACCATTGCTGAAAGTGAAAAAGTTTTTGCAGGTATCGTAATTGATCCTAACCCATTCTCTCAGTTACTAACTACTTTAACTGATGTAAAAGATACTATTTTAACCTTTGTTACAGATGGTTTAACCCCTATGATTAATATGTTTAATCAATCAAAAGATGCAGCCTTAGCTTTAATAGCAGTAATAATATCTATTGTAGGAAGCAGAATATTTCCAGAAATTTCCAAAGGAATTGGAGCTTTACAAGCAAAAAGTATAGCTTCTACTGTAGCAGCTAGAGAAGCTGCGACACATGCAAATAAGCAAGCAGAAAAGGCACAAAAAGAACACTCTAAAAATACTACAGCTATAAATCAAAATAAAGTAAGAGAAACATTAAAGATTGAAGAAGAGTCTTATAAAAAACGTTTATTCAAACATAAATCTTTTACTAAAAAGTTATTTAATCAAGATAAGACTATAAATAGAGCAGTATTGACAGAGCAAAGAGCAGCACTTGCCAGACAAGAAAAAGCTATATTATCTGGTACAGGTAAAGGATTACAAAAGGGATTATCTTCAGATATAACAGTTATACAAGCACAACTAAGAAATAGAACAGCTTTAACTAGTGCTACCCAAGAATTAGGTATTGCTGAGGCAAAAAATACGGCAGCTAGAACCGTAGGAACTACTGTAATTAAACAACGTACTACAGCTCTTACTGCTTGGGGGGCAGCAGTAAAATCTACTGGAGTAGCTATTAAATCTAATTTAGTTACAGGTTTCTCCAAATCGTTTAACTCAGTACAATCTAGTGTTATAACAGGGGTTAGACGTATGACACAAGAGTGGGTACTATTAGGCCGATCAATAGGTACAGCAAAGAGATCCCTATTACTTTTCTCTAGTGCAATAGGTAGAACTGCGGGAGTTATAGCAGGGGGATTTTCTAAGGCCCTTTCCTCAGCTGTTAGTTTACTATTAGTTATTAGTTTACTAAGATTAGGTTGGGAGTTACTTGGGGATAAAATTTTAGGTATATCTAAGGGTCAACGTAAAGTTATAGATAGTTTTAAAAACTTAGCAGAAGGTCTTACTGATGTAACAGATAGAACAGATAAATTTGTAGCTGGTTTTGATAGGTCTTCTGAGAGTATGAGAAAATTTATATCTAATATGGAATTTGTAAGAGGAACATTAGATTCTACCTTAAATGAATTTAGAAATTTTAAGAGTGAGTTAGCGGCAGGATTAGATTTTAAAGGTGCTAACTTTTTAGGTATAGATTTTGAAGCTATGTTAGGGGAAATAAAAGAATTAGAAAATAGAATTAAAGAATTACCTACAGAAACAGGTCTTGATCGTGAAGGATTAGAACCTGGTCAACAACCCCGTACAACTCAAGTACTTACAGCACAAAGTAGAAATATAGCGAAAGGTTTAACAGAGGATGTAGACGCATTAACTGAAAAGGTTGAGAATTTTAAATTAGTAATGGAAGGGGTAATAGAAACTTCTGGGCCAGCATTAGTTAATAATTTTAAAGCAGTATCTAATCTACTAGAAAGTCAAGGATTTACAAAGTTTGGGGAACAAGTAAGAACACAATTAACGAAAGCATTTGAAGGTACAACAGATGATGCGCAAAGATTAATTAGATTATTACAAAAAGGTTCAACAGCATCGTTTTTTAAACAATTAGAAAATTTAAGTGACTCTGAAGCAGGTGAAATATTAGTTAGTATAGCTAATGTTATGGAAGAATTAGGTGCCAAATCTTTAGCTGCCGCAGGTAATTTTGTAGCTTCTGGTAGAGCTTTAGTTGATACCAATGCTAATTTAGCTACTTACTTTTCAGGAATTGATAAGTTAAAAGCTGCTAGTGTACCCAATAAAGAACAATTTAACTTTCTATTAGGTATTGAAACAAGTTTACAAAATTTA